TCCTAAAGAAGCCGTTACCGAAAAAACTCGTAAGTATATCAAATCATTGATGAAAAAATACTAAGGAGATAATATGGGTAGAATTGTTACAAAAAATCAACCATGTAGTGCTTGTGGTAGTTCTGATGCTAAACAAGTTTATGAAGATGATTCGACGTTCTGCTTTTCTTGTAGGACATCACAACAAGGCAACAAACAGGAGAAGCCTATGAATACTATTACAGAAGATGGTTTCTCCACAGTTGATACGTGGGGTCCAAGTCTTACAGAAGTAGAAACAGAATATCAATCAAGAGGTTTCAGAGAAAGAAACGTATATAAACAAGTTGCTCAACATTATGGAGTTAAGGTTGGATATGACACTGACGGTGTTATAGATAGTCATTACTACCCTTACCACATTAACAACGAATTGTCTGGCTATAAAGTAAGACAACTACCTAAGAAGTTTACCTCTATTGGTAAAGTGAAAGGCGGCTTGTTTGGTCAGCAACTCTATAATGGAGGCAAACGATTAGTTATAACAGAAGGTGAACTTGACGCTATGGCTGTACAATCAGCATGGTATAAACGTTACAAGACATTTTACCCTGTTGTATCTGTCCGTTCTGCTTCTTCACTAAAAGACTTAGTAGAAGAAAGAGACTGGATTAGAAACTTCGATGAAGTTGTATTGTGGTTTGATAACGATGAAGCGGGAAGAGAAGCAACTAAAGAAGCGGCTCGTATTATCGGTTATGACAAAGTAAAGATTGCTAAGTCAACCGAAAAAGATGCTTCAGACTTATGGATTAAAGAACCTGATAAACTTCTAAAAACAATCTATGATTCTACAGACTATACACCCGCAGGTATTCTTACTAAAGAAGATTTGTGGACACAACTAGCAACTTACAATGACCTAGAGTCAGTACCTTACCCAGATACTATGGTCGGCTTAAACTCTAAACTTAAAGGAATGAGAGCCGGAGAAATTACTTTATGGACTTCAGGTACAGGTTCAGGTAAATCAACACTACTAAGAGAGATAGCAGTACACTTGTTACAAGAAACAGAAGACAAGATAGGTATTGTTTCTCTCGAAGAATCACCGGCTGAGACTGCTCGTAAGATGAGTGGTATGGCTTTAAACAGAAACCCTGCGGCAGAGGAGATTCCGCTTGATGAACTTAAAATCGGTTATGACCAACTTTTCGGGGATGATAGAGTACTTGTACTGGACCATCAAGGTAGTATTAGCGACGGTTCTATTATGGACTTCCTTGAGTATATGTGCTTGTCTGGTGCTAAGTATGTCTTTGTTGACCACATTACAATCTTGGCTTCAGAAGGTGCTGAAGGGCTTACAGGAAACGAAGCCATCGATAAAATAATGAATGACCTGTTACGTCTTGCTAAAAAGTATAACGTGTGGATTGGCTTGATAAGTCACCTACGTAAAACTGATAACAAGGGTAGGTCTTTCGAAGAAGGTAAACTACCATCTATGGATGATATCCGTGGCTCTGGTTCAATTAAACAAATAAGCATGGACATTATCGCCTTTGCTAGAAATGCGGGAAGCGAAAATGAACTTGAAAGAAACACAATTAAAACAAAAGTCCTCAAATGTCGTTATACTGGTCTTACAGGCCCATCAGGAACACTGCTTTATAACTTTTCAACTGGTAGACTCGCTAAAGGAGGAGAGTTCGAAGAAGATTCCGGAAACGATGATGGGACACAATTCCAGAGGGTGTGACTATGAATATGACAGACAATGAGCTTATTTATGTATCTGTAATACTCCAATTACTGTATGAAGGTAAGGCTGATGTTTCACCCTTGTCTCCTACAATACAAAAATTCTTGGAGGGAATTAGGCAAGAATATGAAGAAGACCCTACAGACCCTATAAACCTACAACTATACTATGCATGCAATACTATGCTAGAATCAAAGAAAGAGGACTTTCACTAATGAAAATAAAACCTGAATTAATACGTGCAAAAGACTATTATGAGCATTTTATAAAGAAAATTATAAGAAGCAGAGAACACCTAGAAATATTTATTTCACAACTTCAAAAGTTTAAAGACTATGAAAAAGAATTTATGCTTGAATACTGGGAAATAGACCAAAAAGGTGGCTGTGTAGAAATAGTCTCAGAAGATGACTATGAAGAAAATTTAGAAGATATGTCGAAAGATGAATTAGAAGAATATGCGTTAGAGGAATTTGATGTAGACTTAGATAAGCGTCATAATCTCTCAACACTAATCGAAGAAGTAATTGAACTTAAAGAAAATAAAGAGGACTAATAATATGAACGCATACGAATCATTCATCCATCTTTCTCGTTACTCAAGGTATCTAGACACAGAGAATCGTCGTGAGACTTGGGAAGAGACTGTAGACAGATTGATAAGTTTCTGGAAAAACCAAATCAGTGACAACGTCTTAACTAAAGATGAATTTAAACAGTTACGCTCTGCTGTATTAAACAGAGAAGTAATGCCATCAATGAGGGCAATGTGGAGTGCCGGAGAAGCATTAGCACAGAACCCTTTCCGTGGCTATAACTGTAGCTTTAAACAAGTAAACCACCCACGAGTGTTTGACGAGATACTATATATCTTAATGTCAGGTACTGGTGTTGGTTTCTCTTGTGAGACTGCAGAAGTAAATAAATTACCTATTGTTAATGACAATTTCGTAAAGACTGACCGCACTATTACTGTTGAAGATAGCGCAGAAGGTTGGGCAAAAGCTTTACGTAAACTAATCGCTGACTTGTACTTAGGCAATATCCATGAGTGGGATTACTCTAAAGTACGTCCAGAAGGCGCACGTTTAAAGACTATGGGTGGAAGGGCTTCTGGTCCACAACCACTTATGGAACTATTTGACTTTGTCACTATGACATTTAATAAAGCGGGTGGGCGTAAATTACGACCTATCGAAGTACACGACCTAGTGTGTAAGATTGCTGAAGTTGTAGTCGTTGGAGGCGTTAGACGCTCTGCGCTCATCTCAGTATCAGACTTACTAGACCCAGAAGTACGTGACTGTAAGTCAGGCGCTTGGTGGGAACGTGATGCACAAAGAGCATTAGCTAACAACTCTGCCGCTTATGATACAAAACCTTCTATGGCTGTATTCATGGACGAGTGGGTTGCCCTAATGAAATCTGGTTCAGGTGAACGTGGTATTTACTCTAGATATGGCGCACACAACTTAGCGCCAGAACGTCGTAATGCTGAATTAATTAAAGGTACAAACCCTTGTGCTGAGATTCAGTTACGTGACGGACAGCTATGTAACCTATCAGAAGTTGTATGTCGTGTAGATGATACAGAAGAAGACTTAGCTCGTAAGATTAAGTTAGCTACTATATTAGGTACACTACAAGCTTCACTTACAGACTTTAAATATGTACGTAAAGTATGGCAGAAGAACTGTGAAGAAGAGCGCCTACTAGGTGTGTCCTTAACAGGTATTCAAGACTGTAAGATACTACGAAACCCAGACCCACAAATGTTAGAAAGACTACGTGATGAATCTATTAAAATCAATATGGAGTATTCTGAAAAGCTTAATATTAAACCCGCTACCGCTATCACTACTATTAAGCCTAGTGGTACTGTGTCTCAGTTGGTGGACTCATCATCAGGAATACACGGCAGATTTAGCCCTTACTATATCAGAACAGTAAGACAAGCAAACAATGACCCGTTAACAGACCTTCTTAAAGACCAAGGAGTTCCTAACGAGCCAGATGCTATGAATCCTAACAAGACTACTGTCTTCTCTTTCCCTATCAAGTCACCTGAAGGTGCTACACTAGCTAACGAACAATCAGCTATTGAACAACTTGAGAACTGGAAGTTATTCCAAAAGCATTGGTCAGAACATTCTGTGAGTGTTACTGTCTATGTTAAGGAAGATGAGTGGATGAATGTTGGTGCATGGGTATACGATAACTTTGACTACATCACTGGTGTATCATTCTTACCTTACTCTGAGCACACTTACGCTCAAGCACCGTACCAAGACATCTCTAAGGGTGAGTTCCTTAAAGCTGTTGCAGACTTCCCTGAAGTAGACTTCTCTAAACTTCCTGAATTCGAAGTAGAGGACAACACTGAAGGTGCGCAGACTTTGGCATGTAGTGCCGGAGCATGTGAAATCTTATAATACCTTAGACCTCGGCATGTCTCAAAACTGCCTCAATTTAACCGAAAGGAAAAATAATGCTAAAATATTTACTAGTAATTATAACCGCGTTATCAGCTAGTGTGATTTCGGCAGAAACTTTATCATTAAAGACATTAGAATCTGGAGAAGAAGTTATATTCTTTGAAGGGGATTATACAAAAGGAAGTGCAGAAAGACTACACAATATCGCAACTGAAAGCCAGTTAAAGACAGTAATGTTCTCTTCATCAGGTGGTTCTGCCTTTGAAGGTATTGCCTCTTCTTACGTTATGAGAGATTTAAAACTTAATGCTTTTGTTGCTAAAGGTAATAGGTGTATGTCTGCCTGTGCCGCAACCGTAATAGGTGCAACAGTAGTCAATGTAGAAGGTCTTGTTGGGTTTCACCCTGCTTATTTACCAGACCCCATAGCGGATGGTACAGAGGCTTTTGTTTCTGGACAAAAACAAGGGGTGACTGATACTCTGTTTTACAAAGATATGGGAATTTCTGACCAAGTAATCAGAGCCATACATTACCTTGGTAAACCTGATGTGTTCTTTGTAGTAGTAGATAATGTATCTTATTACAGAATGTTTGAAAGCGTTAATGACGAGTTTAGTAATAAAGAAATCTTTGGGATGATATGGTCAAGCGAAGTAGTAGCGGGTTATTTATTCTTTACCGAAAGAGGTATACAACTATGATTAAGTTTTGGAAAATATGGACTATCTTTGTATTAATGATAGTTGCAGGTATATTCGGAGTGTATATGGATACTCATTTGTTTATACTTGAAAATGACTTCACCTATATATCGTTTATTAATCTAATAATATTAACTTTATTTACAATTTCTGTATTATACAAGAGTACACGGATTATAAAAGAAGCTAGCGACACTATGTGGTTCTTGTCTGATGTAGTTCTATCCATAGGTATGGTAGGTACGTTGTTAGGGTTCTTAATGGTTCTTTACAGCACATTCCAAGGCTTAGATGTTTCTAATACAGACTCTATGAGAGTTGCTATTGAGACTTTAGCTAATGGTATGGGTACTGCACTACTAACATCTCTTGTAGGTCTATCTTCTTCGATTATAATGAAGTATCAACTCGTTATATTGGAGAGCTAACATGAAGAAATATTCATCAAACTTAGCTTTTGTTGATTTATTGTTTAACTTGTTAATTGGCTTTACTTGCTTGTTTATAATAGCTTTTTTAATGATTAACCCAATCGCCAAGAAAGGGGTTGTAGAACCACCTGTTAAATTGATGATTGAAATGCGTTGGGATAAGGAAAGCAAGTGGGATATGGACTTATGGGCTTCATCACCTAATTCTCTTGTAGGTTATGCACACAGGGAAAGCGGTTATGTAACCTTGTCTAGAGACGACTTAGGGAAAACCAATGACACTTATGAGATAAACGGTGTAGAAAAAGTTGTTAAAAGAAATTATGAAGTTATAAACATGACAGATTTACCTGATGGTGAATATGTTGTAAATGTACATATGTTCTCTGCACAATTTAGTGAAAAGAATTTCCCTATAAATGTTAGAGTGCTTGAGATACAACCTTATAATGTAATCTTTGAAGGTGAGCTATTAATAGACTGGCCTAAACAAGAAAAGACTGCTGTTAGTTTCCGTGTAACAAAAGGAGTTATAACAGATATAAATACAAATATTCAACAGAAAATAAAAGCTAATTATTCAGTGGGGTTCCCATGATAACATTAATTTGCCTAGGATTTGTAATCTCTTTAGTGATTGCTTTCTTTGGTTATAAATCAGAATTATCCAATATAATCAAGCTTTTAGCGTTACCTTTAACAATAGTTTATTTCGGTGTAGCAGGGTTTTATTACTATGAAAACCTTGGTGCGCCAATAGAAAGAACTCCACCATTAAAAGTAGACTATCAGCATCACACAGTTGAAGGCGATTACATACTTGTCTGGCTCTATCAAGAAGAAAGAGGTCACAGACTATACAAAATCGAATATGACAGAGACACTGCCAAAGCCTTAGAAGAAGCTAAAAAGATGAAAGAAACAGGTGCTAAACCGAGACTTTCCGGAGCAAAAGGTAAAGGGGAAAAGAGTAAACGTGTTATATGGGAAGTAGACAATGTAATACCTTTGAGAGAATTAGGGGAGATTAAATAATATGTTTGACTTTTTTAAACAAAGGAAATGGTTTCTTTGGGCCTATGTAGGTTCACTGTTTATTATTTCAACTTTATGGTATCAAGTACAACTAGACGTTAAAATCAATGAATGGTTTGGCTCTTTCTATGACATGATACAACAGGCACTATCCGGTGAAGACACTATAACTATGTCGCAATACTATGGCGAGTTGTTTGCTTTTGCTAAGATTGCCTTCGTATATATCGCTGTAGCCTTGTCAGTATCCTTCTTTACTCAACACTGGTTGTTCCGTTGGAGAACTTCTATGGTTGATAAATACCATGCCTTGTTTCAGAAGGCTAGAGGTATCGAAGGTGCGGCTCAACGTGTTCAAGAGGACACTATTAAGTTCTCTAGAATAATGGAAGGTCTTGGTGTTTCTTTTGTAGAAAGCATCATGGTACTTATTGCCTTCTTCCCAATACTTATGGGATTATCTTCTGGACTTGTTGTTGCTTTCTTCGGAGAGTGGGAGTATGGTCTGGTTGCGTCTGCTATCATCTGGTCAGCAGGGATTACCTTAGTACTATTAATTGCGGGAAAGCTCCTACGTTTGGTTAATGTTGAATATGACATCCAAGCTAGAGAAGCGGCCTATCGTAAATTATTAGTCAAAGCGGAAGACGACTCAACGGTTCGTCCAAAGACCCTTAACGAAGTCTTTAATGATGTTCGTAAGATTCACTACACTAACTATGCTCGTTATGCATGGTTCAACGTAGCACGCTTAGCTTGCTTACAAGCCAACGTACTTGTAGGTTATATTGTATTAGCTCCGGCTATCGTATCGGGAGCTATTACCCTTGGTGTTATGCAACAAATACTACGTGCCTTTGGTAAAGTAGAAGGTTCTATGATGTACTTATTTAAATCATGGTCTACTATTATCGAATTATTATCAGTATATAAACGTCTTCGTGAGTTCGAAGCAAAACTTAAGTAAGGAATAAATATGGCACAACTATGGAATCTAAATTTAGATAATGCTGAAAAGAAAGCTCCTAAAAAGAAAGCTCCTGTTAAGAAGAAAAAGGTTAAGGAAGAGGAACTTCCGGCACCACCAGTATTAATGCCTCCGGGAACTTACATGAGAGAGAATGGCATACTTATGCTTACTTGTAAGTTTGAGATGGAAACTATTATGCCAATAGTTCATCAAATCTTTGAGTATAACTTAATGGAAGAAGAACTACGTCCAGAGAGAATTACTCTTATGATTAACTCTCCGGGTGGTCGTATTGATTCGTGTTTAACACTCATTGATGCTATGAATACTTCTGAAGTCCCAGTAGATACTATGGCTTCTGGTATGGCGGCATCTTGCGGTATCCTTACACTTATGGCGGGAGTTACTCGTTATGCATCTAGGACTGCACAGCTTATGTCACACCAGTATGCGGCAGGTTCTCAAGGTAAAGAACATGAGCTTTATGGTCGTGTAAAATCCTTTGAGTTTACTTCTGATTGGATGGTAGAACACTATCAAGAGTGTACTGGTTTACGTGAGAAAGAAATAAGAAAACACCTTCTAGGTCCAACCGATGTATGGTTGTCACCTCAAGAAGCATTAAACTTTAATATAATAGATAAAGTAATAGATACTTATCGTACAGAAAAGTAAGGAAAAATTATGAAAACTATAATGATAGATGATAAAGAATATAATATTGATGATTTTGACGATGCTCAAAAGAAAATGATACAAGAGATAAATCATGCCAAAGCAGAGTGTGATAGGCTCATCTATATGGCAGAAGTTTTAAAGGCTAGAACATCTGCATTAGGAAAGCAATTAGTTGATTCTTTAGAGGAGTAACTTATGGCTGAACTGTTTGGAATGGTCTTAGGAATTCTAACTAACATACTTATTAGGTTCTCAGCCTTTACAGGGCTTGTTTACTTAGCAATTAAAACATTACAATATTTCGGAGTAACTGTATAATGCCTTATATTACAAAAGAAGACAGAAGTGTAATTGACCACTTACTTGGAGAAGGCTTCTCACCACAAAATGGTGGGGAGTTACAGTATGCTATTGCAACATTAGTACAGCGTTACTATAAGAATAGCTGTAACAACAAACCAAGATACAAACACATGGAACAAATGATGGGTGCGTTATCAGGTGCAGTACAAGAACATTATCGTTGTGTGGTTGCCCCTTATGAAGAAATGAAAATAGAATCTAATGGAGCTGTTTACGATGTCGCAAATAGTGAATCTTACTGAATACAGAAATGAAAATAAACCTAAAGTGTTATCTGATACAGAACTAGTACAACAAGCTAGTGAAGTAGTATTAGATAGTATTGAAGAAAACTTTGACGAGGGTATCTTGATAGGTATCCTCAATAACAAACTACAATTATCTTCAACAGTTGAAGACGAATATGATGTATTAAGACTGTTAGAAGAAGCATTAGAAAACTTATATATGGAAATGAAAAATGATAAAGAAATTACTGAATAGTAGAGCTAGAAGGTTATTCTGTAGTACTGTGCGTAGACCATTCCTTTGGTTATACAGATTCTATAACTACCTTCAAACTTGGCAGAGACATAGAGATGCTATTAAACATCTGAATATGTTGTCTGATAGAGAGTTGAGAGATGTAGGTATTAATCGTACTGACATTACTAGACTAATATGGTTAAAAGAGGACCATGACTTAACCGGCACAATGCCAATGCGTAAAAAGAAACCTGTTAAGAAAAAGAAATAAGGAACTAGAAAATGACTGATGAAGTAAAAGAAGTACCTACAGAGTTAGAAGAAGCTGTAGAAGCTATGTTCGATAAGTTTATGAAGACTTATGAGATGGACACAGCAGGTAGTATTGAAGATATGCTTTATGAATTCTATTCAGAAGGGTTCATTAATGCGTTGGAGACTCTCGAAGGGGAAGAATAATGTATTTGGTTGTTGGTAGAGGCAGTTGTCCTTTTTGTAATAAAGCTAAAGACCTTCTTACAAGAAGTAATGAAGACTTTGTTTATATAGATATGGCAGAACAAGATAACCATGAACACTGGAAAGTCATTCTTAGAGAGAGAATGAATTTAACACAAGTACCTCAAGTCTTTGAGTTGGTAGGCGGTTATGCTCAACTCGAAAGGAAGATTAATGGAGAATGACGTTAAAGAAGAGGTCTTAGAAATAGTTGAGTCAGTAATAACTGATAAACTTAAAGAAAAACCAAAGCCCAAACCTAAGAAGAAGGTTGAGGCACCTAAGAAGAAAGAAAGACGAGGTAGACCTAAAGGCTCCTCTGATAATAAACCTACTAAGATTAGGTTGAAACCATCACCAAAGAGTGCCAAAGAAGCATTCAAACAGGACTTCAAGGATTTAGACACAATAGCTATCTATGGTGTTGATAACTTCACTGAAGAACTAATAAGATACTTATGGCCTGACATGAATAAGAACTTTATTGTGACAGACCCTGTAGTACAAAAGGTAGCTAACCTAACAAGAAGTATAGGCTCCTTACCCTTCTCTATGTATCGTTATGAACAACTAAGTCACGTTGGTTGGGTAGAAGAAGGTATGTTCCCTGTTATTATTGTAGCAGAAGAACACTGGGAAGCTGTATCTAAGCTACCTAACCCTAATAAGGTATTACTATTCTGTTTATCACACTGGTGATAGACAATAACTCACCCCACTTATCTTATGATTGTCCTTAGGGATGATTGTAGGGTAGGTGGGGTATATAATATTTTTTTTTTGTTCAAATTTGTGATAAGCTCATTATTCGCCCACTGTTTTCCAAGCTCTACCTCATTAGCTCCAAACAACATTTGAGTTGAAAAATCTT